GACGAGGACGAAGATGCGTAAGCTGATCATGGAACGATTGAACAACATCTGGTGCGACGAACTGGAAGGCATTCACGAAATTGCTCAAAGTGAATTCAGCTTGATGAGTGATGAAGAATTGTTAGACTTGTACGACGAGGTGTTTGGATTCGGCGGTTAGATAGTACCCGGGTTGCCTGTAGTAAACGCTCCTGTTTAGGCAATCTGTTTTGGGCATCGTAGAAATACGGTGCCTATTTTTTTTTATTCATACATACTGTATGCAAATACTTTTTTCTGACAGAGATACAGTAGATCTGACACTGGCATCAACGCCAGTGGCTTGTGTTTATCAAAAAATATACAAACACCTTTGTCATGTTCCCATTCCGTTTTATGAATGGGACAATCCGTATTATGTTATCGATACGCCGCATCAAGAATTAGTCAACAAATTAATTTTTTATGCAAACCAAGTATGTGTTCATATTGATCGGAATGCTTGTATTGTCCAGGATCAGAATTATTTCAATACCATACATGAAATCTATGAAAAAAACTACAACAGCAATTCGGCTTGGCTAAATTTTCACGAGCACATTCATTTGTGTGAAAAAATTAACAATATAAAATACTCTAACTTTTTGCACATTGACTACAGAGAAAAAGCAGGCATGCTGGAACAACCATTTGATTTAGATTGGCTCAAGTCCTCCACTACAAAAATTAAAGCAGGAGATGTATTTGTGCAATGGGCAGAGTTAGGTAAAAAACCATACATGTATTGGAAAAATGGAGAACCCGATGAGCTGACTCGCATGTGCGAATTAATCAAGCCCTGGTTAATACTTAAACCTAAGATATGTGTGGCTCTTGAAGATATAGACACTTTGAAAAATATTGAATGTCAGGAATTTGAGTCCTGGTGGAAACAATACAGTGAAATTTGGTGCCGGCATTGGAACATTCCCGCATGGACTTTAAATGATATTTTTTCGGCTGTGGTATTTGGAAGAGCTGAAGATTTTGAAAAAATTAAAGAAAAATTAAAAAATGCAGTAACGCCAACAAAGATATTACTATGAGTTAGTTCGTATTTCTAAACATCGGTTGTAAAAATCTATAAACTACTGTATAATGACTATAATGAAACAAGCAACTATAATCGTACACGACGAAGTCAACATCAAGATTGAAGGATTGGATCTTGATACTCGGCGTAAGTTGGTAAACAAGTTCAAGTATCTGAATCCGGCTGCTCGTTATTTGCCGGCTGTAAGGTTGGGGCGATGGGACGGAAAGGTGGCGTATTTTCAGTTAGGCGGCAGTACCTATGTAAATCTGCTACCAGAAATTGTGCCCATCTTAGAAAATGAAGGCTATGATATCGAGTTAACTGATCGTAGAACGTATGGCACTACCTTCGAATTTTCCTTAATGGCCGAAGATACATTCAGTGATCGTGTATGGCCCGCTGGGCACGAACGAGCCGGTCAGCCGGTTGTGCTAAGAGATTATCAAATAGAGAGCATCAACAACTTCCTAACCAACCCGCAGAGCTTGCAAGAAATTGCCACAGGCGCAGGCAAGACACTTATCACAGCAGCACTGAGTTGGCAAGCAGGTAACTACGGTCGTTCAATTGTTATTGTACCCAACAAGAGTCTAGTAACACAAACAGAAGCAGACTATCGTAATCTAGGACTGGACGTTGGTGTTTACTTTGGCGATCGTAAAGAATGGGGGCGTCAACATACTATATGTACTTGGCAAAGTCTTAACAACTTGTTAAAGAACACCAAGTCGGGCGAAGCTGAAGTCACTATTCAAGAGTTTTTAGAAGATGTAGTATGCGTTATTGTGGACGAAGTACATATGGCCAAAGCAGATGCACTTAAAACATTACTGACAGGAGTTATGGCACATATACCAATTCGTTGGGGCTTGACAGGCACCATACCCAAGGAAGATTTTGAATTTCAAGCCCTGCATGTGAGTTTAGGTCCTGTAGTAGGACGGCTACGTGCAAGCGAACTACAGTCGCAAGGTGTATTGGCACAATGCCACGTAAACATTGTACAGTTATTGGATTATGTTGAATATAAAGATTATCAAAGTGAGCTTAAATACTTGGTAACTACACCAGAACGTATAGAAGCTGTTGCCAAGTTGGTAGATAAGATCAAGGAAAGCGGTAATACACTTATACTTGTAGATCGAATTGAAACAGGCAAGATCCTGCAGGCATATCTCAGCACGTTGTTTGGCCTATTAGGCGATAAGCCTGAAGCAGTATTCGTATCTGGTGCAACTAAGGCCACAAGCCGCCGGGATGAATACGATGAAATTGCTACAAGCACCAACAAAGTTATTATTGCAACATACGGTGTTGCTGCTGTCGGCATCAACATTCCTCGCATATTTAACCTGGTTATGGTTGAATCTGGGAAGAGCTTTACTAGAGTAATCCAAAGTATCGGTCGCGGTATTCGCAAAGCCGAAGATAAGGACCACGTGGAAATTTGGGACATTACATCAACGTGTAAGTTTGCAAAACGCCATTTAACTAAACGCAAGGCTTTTTATAAAGAAGCCAACTATCCATTTTCAACAGAGAAATTAGAATGGCAGACAACCAAATAACCCAATACCCAGCTAATATCTGTTTAGCACCATTTACGTACTTGACATTCGACCCGGCAAACAACGTGAGTCCTTGCCCGGCCTTGGGAGGAAGTGTTTGGCAGTTTGGTCAACAGACCCTACACAAGATTTGGACCAGTCCAGAGCTGACTGCTTTTAGACAAGATATGCTGGAAAACCGACGCCACGACGTGTGCAGTCGTTGTTGGGAAGAAGAAGCTGTAGGTATGCCTAGCCAACGTACACGCTTGTGGGACATGTCGTCTGATCCGACTGGTACCGAAACTGGTATTTTAGAAACTGCCACCACTCCGGCAGATGTGTTACAGCCAGCCACTTATACAAAAGGTCCCATGCAGCTGGCCATCAAGATCAGCAATGTGTGTAACCTGCGTTGCCGTAGTTGCAACAGTAATGATAGTGTGACCTTGTCTGTGGAAGGTCGCTACTATAATGAAAATTATCAGTTACGTGACAATGTGTATTTTCAAGAAACAACTGCAAAGACTTTCAGTGACCATCAGATCGATGATGTAGTGGACATGTGCCACAATGTGAGACGTTTGGAATTTTACGGCGGAGAACCACTCTTGGACAAACAGGTGCCTCGTCTGTTACAAAAATTAATAGATCGTGGATACAGTAAACAGATCACCATCAACATCAGTACCAACATTACTCAACCCTTGACCACTAGATTAGTCAAACTGTTGTTGGCCTTTGAAAAAGTGCAGATTAATTTAAGCATGGATGGGTGGGCAGAAAAGTTTGAGTACCTACGGCACCCCGGCAATTGGGATTTGGTGTATCAAAATGCATTGGCTTTTATCAGATGGTCTCGTGTCAGCAACGGTCGTATCACACTTTTACCAGTGATCACTGTGACCACAATGAACGTGCATCACCTGCCAGACTTGGTGGCCAACATGAAGCAGCATTTTGAGCTAACACCATTTTTGATCTTGTGCCGCAAGCCCTATTACTTCAGTGTTAGAAACATTCCTGGCCCTATTGCACAAGAAATAATAGACCGACTAAACAGCTATCCGGATTACGACTTTGGCTCCATTGCTCGTGCCTTGACAGAACCTGGTGACATGGACATGTGGGAAGAGTTCAAATCTTGGACTCGGATGATTGATCAGTATCGTAAGGAAAGTTTTTCTGCCACCTTTCCTGAATATGTAGATTTGATTAAACGACATGATCATACAGCAAATTTATAGGTTGCATTACAGCAAATATCCTGCTAAAATAAACACATGCGAATACTCACACTTGACAATTGTCACTACGATTTAAATACTTTACCAGAAGAAGTAGACGAAATGCGTTTTGCTATTCTTGATAATAGCGATCCGCATAATCCTGACTATCATTACATACCTTTGATATTTTTGGAAAGTTTCAACAGCCCAGCCCTGGTATTACAGATCGGTGACTACACCGTTAAGATGCCAATGGATTGGAGAATGCTGATCGGAGAACCAGATTCCGGAGATCTAGAAGTTATACCCTTGACCAGTATCAACGATCGAGGCTTCAAGGCTTTTCAATTTAATCCGCTAAGTAGTTTTAGTCCAACTTTCCTCAATATTGAAATAGTAGATGTATACCACGATGTAGCATGGTACAGTCCAAAATTAAAAAATGGACAAATGTTAGCTGTGCCTTTAAATGACGATACAAAGCCAGAATGTGTTTATTTTGTCAAAGACATCAGCAGAAATTGTGAGATTGTTGATTACTCAAAGGCCTGGTAATATGAAACAGTATGAAGATAACGGCACATCTGCACCCAAGATCGCTGCAACCCCAACAGACAAGAAAGAAAAGGATCTAGAACGACGTGTTCGAACACTGGCAGACCAAGTGGCTGCCCAGCAACAACTCATTGACAGAATGCACAGAGATATAGTACGCTTACGTACTACAATCAACGAGGTATCAGCCAGGATCAAGTAATGACACAACCAAGTGATAAGCTAAACATTGCCAATGAGATGAAACAATTTGATCTCAAGAATCGCAACTTCTACGACGAGCTGACACCAGAAGAACGTAAAAAGTTCTCAAACTATCTCATGATACGCTGGGGTTCTAGTGTGCAAGGTTCCAGAGAACTGCAAGAGTACTATGTGCAAAGCTGCAATCACTATTTCAACAAAAACTTCTTTGCCATTAATAAACATCCAAAACTACAGTGGCTATGTGCCACAGCAGTTAGTCCAGGTATGGGAGTACATAGACATCAATGGATCAGCCCCAAGAAGAAAGAAGGCGGCACTGTGCGGAAACAATTAGCCGAACTGTTTCCAAACATGAAAGACGACGAACTCGATCTGCTGGCAAAGATCACTACCAAGAAAGAACTTGACCAATACATTCGAGACCTGGGCAACGAAGTTAAAAAATGAAATTTGAATGCCAATACTGCAACAAATCCTTTGCTAAAGAAACTACTCTCGTGGTACATGTGTGCGAGCAAAAGAAACGTTTCCAGAGCCAGAACGAAACAGGTATTCAGTTGGCCTTACGTGCTTATCAAAAGTTTTATGAGATGAGTCAGGGCACAGGCAAACTCAAATCATTTGATGATTTTGCTCGGAGCCCGTACTATCGTGCGTTTGCCAAGTTTGGTCAGTACTGTGTCAGCATCCGAGCTGTCAACATACCTCGCTTTACCGAATGGCTATTAAAAAATAACAAGAAGATAGACTATTGGTGCAGTGATCAAGTGTATGGTGAGTTTCTGGAACAATATCTCCGAATAGAAAATCCCATGGATGCCCTACATAGATCAATTGAGCATAGCATTCGTTGGGGTCATGAAACAGGCAACCCTGCACATGATTATTTGCGTTATGGCAACGACAATACAATATGTTATGCTGTTGCTACCGGACGAGTCAGTGCTTGGGTCTTGTATAATTCTCAATCAGGGCAGGAATTCCTGGGACGCATTGGGTCAGATCAAATTTCTCAAATATGGTCTTTCATTGATGCTGATTTTTGGCATCAAAAGTTTCGAGACTGTCAGGAAGATACTGCTTATGTCAAAGACATTTTAAAACAGGCTGCATGGTAATGAGTGCAGACGTTGATATTGACTTACCAGATCGAGCAGAATTGCTTAAACACATTAAGCATATACCTGCACGATTAGAAACAGGCAAGCCCCATAATTCTGGTGTGTATGTAACAGACATACCGACAGATCCAGTGAACAACATATCTGCTATTGATTACAAACTGGCCGAAACCCGCGGATACTTTAAGCTAGACTTTTTAAACATGAGTGTTTACAAGTTGGTAAAGAGTCCAGAGCATTATGCTGAACTTCTTGATAAAGAACCAGAATGGTCACGCTTATGGACTGATTCTGCCTGGGCCAGCCAATTAGCTCACGTGGGCAACTATGCTGAATTGTTAAAAACCATGCGGCCCGATAACATACAGAGGATGGCAGCATTTATATCAATCATTCGCCCGGGCAAGGCACACCTGCAGAACAAACCCTGGACAGAAGTGTTTACGACTGTTTGGGACGGCGATGATTCAAAAGGATTTGTATTCAAAAAAGCTCATGCACTTGGTTATGCAATGTTGGTAGCTGTACACATGAATCTACTCAACCCGACGGACCAGAGTGATGCTCTTTCTTTTGCTTTTTCTGCGAGTTAGATCATTTAAGCTGCATATAGGGCCGCACAAGATGTCTAGATCTTTGTTGACAAATGTTCTGCGATATACTCTAAACGGTTCCCATTCTGCTTTGAGAAAAATGTTGATAGGTACAGATCTATTGCTCTCCCACCACCAAACGCTGGCCAGTTCTAAAAATAAATGCTTGAGATCAATATCTTGAATATGGCCAAAGTCGTAAATTGTGGTAATATTTTCGTCGCGATTTTGTACGATGCCCACATATTCCACACTGGCATAGACACATAGCGACATGAAGGGGTACTTCTCAGTTAGTTGTTGTATTATGTTTATGCCCATAAATATTCAAGGAGATTTCTAATGTACGCGACCACTGCCTATTTATATCAACAAATTCAATCAGTTTTATTGATAGACATCAGTGGCGCATATTTTGACGCGAGGTGGGATCCAGTGTACGCAAAAAACTTAACTTTAAATCTGGGGGTCGATAATGTGATCCTATTCCAGTTTCAGAACCAAGATCAAAAACCAACTAGCATAGTGGGGGCTACATTTACGTTCCGAATCATTAGTCAAAACGGCCAAGATCTATTGTTTGCCAAAGAACTAGTGGCCTTAAATGCTGCTTCTGGCCGCGCCAAGGTCACTGTCACTGCTGAAGAAACTCAGCACTTCCAGGAACAACCTGCCAGCTACAGCATTGAAATATCATCTGGCGTATTGGATCAGGCTGTATTCACTGACGATCAGGCCGGGGCACGTGGCACAATCAATATTGTAAATTCAGTATTTCCGGCATTTACTGCCAGTCAAGTTCTAACTGTTCCTAGTCAAGCACCAGAAGGTAATGTGTACTATACCAGTACTGTGACCACAGATGGTGCACCGCTGACTACTTTCCAGTTGGACACAGCCAACATCACCGGCAATATCTCAGTACAAGGTGCAACTGCTGCCACCTCAAACACAGTAGAATGGTACAATGTTTCATTTGAAGATTTAAAGACTGGAGATGTAATCGATCAACTGGACCTGACCAGCAGCACAGAAAGATTGGGCATCAATGTAGAAGGATTTCATCCTTACATAAGATTAGCACTGAACTTCTCCACTGGCGAACTAGCAGAAATACTTTATAGATGAAATTCAAAAAGATAGTGGGCTTTGGTGACTCATGGATCTGGGGTGATGAACTCATGGATCCTGCCTTGGTCAACCATCCCCAGGCACATCCTGTCATACATGAAAATACTGCGTATCGAGAAAGCCATTGCTTTCTGGGCTTGCTGGGGCAACACTACGGAATACCTGTGGAAAACTTTGGCATCAACGGCGGCAGCCTGCAAAGTAGTATATGGACTTACCTGTGGTGGTTAGAACACGAGCAACTGGATCCCGGAGACTGTCTCGTCCTGGTGGGACATACTGATGCCAATCGTACAAGTTTTTATAACCCACGTCATGTAAGTTATAGTGATGATCCGCTGTGGAATAGATATGTTCATAGCCAATGGATTCACAGTGGCTTTGAAGAAGAAGATCGAACCTGGACTCAGATGGTAAAGGCACACACAGTTTTAACCGACTGCGATCAACTACATCAACTCAATTACAAGCAAAGTCTTAGATTTTTTGAAGGACAGCACCACGTACTAAATCGCAACATTGTACAATTCAGTACCATACAGGCTCCGATGATCGCTGCTGCTGCCAATCTGATTTGGCCAGACCAAAGTTTGAATTCCTTTATCTATCCCAACCAACCGTTGATGGCACCTAACGGTCATCCCAACGAACGTGGGCATACGGTTATCCGCGATCGCTTGATTCCAGAGATAGAACGTGTTATACTAGCTTGATGCTAGATATTGTTCAATACATTCCCGGTAAACGTAAACAAGCAAGTTCTGGCTGGATCAGTTTCGCCGGACCTTGCTGCATTCACAATGGCGAAAGCATGGACAAGCGTCAGCGTGGAGGCCTTTTAAGTAGTCCCGACGGATGGAGTTATCATTGCTTCAACTGTAATTTTACAGCCAGCTTTATTCTGGGACGTAATCTCAGTGTCAAGGCTCGCAAATTTCTAACATGGCTAAACGTACCGCAGG